TCTTCGCTCGGCGATGTCCACCAACGCGCCAGCCATCGCCGCCACGGTGCGGGACAGTTCGTCGCGCTCGCGCTTCACACTTTCAATCGTTTCGCCTTCGGTGTCGTGCATGTCGTGCTCCTCTCAAATCAAACCGGGTTGGTAGCCTCTGTCGAGGCGCTTGCGTGCTATCTCGTAGTGCTCGGGCTTCTGCTCACTGCCGATGAATCGGCGACCCTCGCTGAGCGCGGCAACGGCGGTCGTGCCTAGAACGACGCCAGCCACATCGCGTGACGTCGAGCGCGTCGACGGGCTGAGATCTCATCGGATAGCAATGCGACACCGTAGACGACGACGGAGAGCGCGACTGTGAGGAGGATCGCGGTCATGGCTTCACCGCATCACCCGGCACCGCATCGAAAGCGGCGAGGGCATCCTGTAGATCGTGTAGATCGCGGAAGGTCAACGCACTATCGATTCGCCCCCACGGGCTACCGATTCGTCGCGCCATCTCGACGACGCGCAACGCCAGCGCAAGGCGCTCGCGAGCGGCGGCGAGTTGGATGCCGAGAGCAAAGATCTCGCGCTCCAGGTTTTCTGTTTTGGATTCGGTGTCGTGCATGGTGGCCTCAGAATAATGATGGCTGCGCTTCGCTTCCCATCGATACCGACGCAAGGTTGCGGACTGCTTGGTCAAAATATGACCGCTTGAGCTCAGCGCCGACGAATCGTCGTCCCATCTGCAGTGAGACGTAGCCTTCACTGCCGATACCCATGAAGGGAGACAGGACCGTGTCGCCGGGATTCGTCCACAGCTTCACCGCACGGCGGATGACGCCAAGCTGCAACGGACAGATGTGCTTCTCGTCGTCGTTTTCACGTGCGCTGCGGTGCTGAAGTGTATCGCTCTGGTCAATATCCATCCAGACCGGCGAGGCGTACTGCTGCCACATGCTAACCGGCATGTCATCTTCCTTGCCGGTATGGGTGACTGGCTCGGGATTGTCGCCCGGCTTGCGCATAGTGACCAGATAGTCAGGGATACCCTGCCGACTCATCGCGCTGTCTTTTTTGACTTGCTTGTGGAGCAGGCCAAGCGCTTTTGTGCGCTGCATCGCGGTAACAGGATCCTTCCAGATGACGACCTCGGAATGGAAAATCCAGCCGACTTCTTGGAATGCGCGGATGAGCTGCCCTCGAAAGTCTGTCAGGCCGATGACGCCATCGCGTGCCTTTGACGTCGGCAGCAGCATGCAATGGAATGACATGAGACGGCCCGGCCTGATGACGCGGTAGAGTTCGGGCGCGAGGTAGCGAAATTGCGCAAAGAACTCGTCGTGGCTCGCACAATTGCCCATGTCACGCGGGCTCGCGCTGTATGTGTACAGGCTCGCAAAGGGCGGCGAGTAGATACTATAATGCGCGCTGCTGTCTGGCATCCCTCGGATCACGTCGATGCAGTCGGCGTGGTAGGCTGCAAAATTTTCCGTAATTGTCTGGTCAATAATTTTCATGGTTCTCCCTCTCTCCTCAATCAATCAGTCGTTGGACGTGGTCATCCATGACGGAATCGTCATGGGCGTGTGTGCTTCGTATGGATTCCATTCCCGAGCGCTTGCGCCCTGGACCTCGGCGCGGACCGAGTCGAGCACTTGCGCGGCCATCTCGGCTCCGAGCCTCGCTGCGTCTGCCTCCTTCCGTCGATAATTATCGATGACCAATTGCTCAGTATCGGCTCTGATAATGTGGACATCGACGGGCATCGTTTGACCAAATCGCCAGCATCGACGGATAGCCTGATATGTCTGCTCGTAACTATGGCTTGCGCCGACAAAAATCATGCGGGCGCAGTGCTGCCAATTCAACCCGAATCCGGCGATGCTCGGCTTTGTGACGATGACGCGTTTTGCGCAAGACGAAAACATAGCCAGCTTGGCCTGCTTTTCGTCGACGTCGTCGGACCCTGTCACCTCGACAGCATCGGCAATTGCATCGGCAACTCCAGCGCTCTCGTCGTTCATTTCGCACCAGACGATGCATGGGCCATCGCCACGGGCAAGCTCGGCGGCTTTGGCGATTCTGGCGCCAGCGGTCGACCGCCTCACAGCGCGCTGGTCCGAGAGTGTGGTGGCATTGACTGCGAAAAGGAGCCCCGCTCGATTGGCGTCGCTGTTGTCGACGCGGATAATGTGCTCGTGGAATCGCAGTGGCGGCAGATTGTAGGCGCCGTCTTCGTGGCCGAGGTCAGACGGCCGTCGGACTACTGCGCCCCACGTCGCCAGCCAGCGCCAGAAGCTCTTGATCGCATGTCCCTTTAGTCTCCATTCCTGCGTCGTGTCCATGTCATGCACGAAATACTCGGCCAGCATCTCGACGCGGGTCTTGATGCCGAGGAACTCTGAATGGTTGCCGAGCTCCGTGAAATCGTTCGGCGCTGGCGTCGCTGTTGCTGCAAGCCGATAGGGCGTCGAGTGGAATCCACCGATGATCGCATTCCGAGTCGCACCATTAAACGACTTTAGGATGCTTGATTCATCAAGCACGACGCCAACAAATGCTGACAGGTCAAACCGATCCATCATCTCGTAATTGGTGACTGTGATGAGGTCGCCCGCATCCTCGCGACGGTAGGCCATTGGCACGCCAAACCGAGCGCCCTCGGCGACCGTCTGCTGTGCGACCGCAAGCGGCGCTAAAACGAGTACGCGGCCACGACGAGACACATGGCGAGCCCACTCAATTTGGATGGCTGTCTTTCCGAGTCCGGTGTCGGCGAAGATTGCGGAGCGCCCTTTGCGGAGCGCCCATTTTGCGAGGTCGCGCTGGTGAGAAAAAAGATGATCGGCGAAGTCGTCATCGTCAATGCCGGGGAATGCATCGGCGTAGCTCTTGCGATCAATAAAATCTTGATAGTCCATACTCTCTCCCTCTATCGGTCATCCACGAACAACGGAGCGAGAAGCCCTGATGGCGAGGCGCTTCTTGCGTCCGAGGGCACGAGCCTCGGCGTTGATTCGGGCGATCTCTGCGGCGGTGTCAGTGGTGGTGTTCATGGGACTCAGTCTACACGCAATAAAAACAGTGTCAAGCAGAAGTGTGATTTCCGCTTTGCAAAGCCGGATCTGTTGTGAACTGTGATCCCATGGTCCGTCAGCGGTCATCGCTCTTGCTCCATCGCAGCCATCTGGCGCTCGAGCAGCTTGACCTTGGCAAGCGCCGCATCGCGCTCGTCTTGCATTCGGCGCCACACAGACACCGGCACCACGACGACGGCGATCGTGTCGTCGATGATGCCGAGGATACGGAGAATGGTGGAGATCATCGCGTGATCCCCATGATCTTCCGGTAGACCGCTCGCACACGGCGCACGTCGTCGGCACAGTAGGCGGCGACGTCGTCGATACGACCGGCCACGATGGCGTCCCAGACCTTGCCGCCGTCGATGTCACCCTTGAGCAAGGGCACACCGAAAGCGACACACGCGGCGTCGAGGCTCTCGTGTGATTTCCAGTCGATGCGAAGCAGATCCATGGTGCAGACCCACACGCCGTCCCAAGGCTTGATGTGGATTCCGTGCACTTTGTAGGGGAGCTTCACACCGTGAACCGCGCATCGCGTGCGGATCATGGTGCGATCGAACGTGGCATTGTGGGCCACGATCTGCGTCAGCATACCGTCGTCGTACATGGCGTGAAACTCCGCACCGACGGCGGCGCAAAGTTTGGCCTCGCCGTTTTGGTCGGTGAAGTCGCGCACAAATGTAATCGGTTCGTTGTCGTCGATGGCGAGCGCGACGACGGCCAGCTCACCGAGCAACGGCGACAGCGACGATGCCCGATATTCTTTGTCAGCCGCGTCCGGCTCGGTGCCTTTGGCGAGGGCGCGCGCGGCCATCCAGGCGACGACATCGGGGCGCTGGGCGGGAATGGTTTCGACGTCGAGGAAAATCACAAGTCACTCTCCACCTTGATGCGACATGCGTACTGTCGAGGCTCACCGCGCTCTTGCTCGTAGCGCCACGTCACAGGGTCGCGTGTGCTGTCACCGCACCCAAGCCAAACGGCAATCTCGTCTCGCACGCTCTTGAATCCGCCCGCGAGATTGTCGCTGTCGAGGTCGCGCACACCGATACGCACAAGCGTCACGACGACGGGAAGCGGGGGCTTGCGCAGCGGCAACAGCGACCATTTGACGATCGTTCTCTGGTCCTTGCGCCGCTTCGCATCGGCCGCCCAGTGACCGTGGCTACCGTTGGCCGGTGAGCTGATTTTGATGGGTAGGATGATGTCGATCATTTCTTTTCCACGACGACACGCAGCGCACCGATGCGCATGAGGTCTTTGCCGAAGAGCGCTTTCAGCGCGTCGCAAGTGTCCAGAGAAGGCAGCCACCGCTCGTGCTCGAGCGAACAAATAGCGGCGGCTGTCCTTCCGCATGCGGCGCCTACCTCGTCGAGGGTCAGGCCCCGAGACTGACGGATCGCGCGTAGGCGCTCGCCGTCGAGCTCGATGCGGTGACCCTCGCGTGTGTAGGCTATCCGCATCGCTCAACCCTTCCTGGCCATGAACGACGGCTTGGCCGTGGTTGGCTTGGGTTGCGCCGCTTGCGTCGATTGTGGGGCGCTTGGCGCGACGTAGGCGGTTACCTCGTTGCTCGCATCGAAATTGCCCGAGGCGGGGCGGACCTTGATCTTGGCCTCGACCTCAGCGCCGACGCACCCGGCAAGTGAAAGGCCCGACGTGCCCGTCCCGCGCATGAGCTCGGCAAGGCGATCGCGACCGATGGCGACGGATTTCTGCATCCCGTCGTCGGTTCTCGTCGTCCGGTCCGAATGACGGCCCCAGACCTTGCGGCCCTTGTGCTCGCCGTCGACAACAGTCAGTTCAACCGTGATCTGGCGCGTCGTGTTCTCGGAGATCATCTTGGGCTTGATCGACGTCACAGCGAATCGGTAGGTACCGGCTGGCAGCGGGTCATACGAGCGGCTCGACGCGACGTGCTGCTGCGGATCGAAATCAAGAGAAAGGTCGTCGAAAGAATCAAAGTCAGACATGGCTCACTCCTCGGTCGTGTTGGTCGTCGTCGTCGTCGCGGGGGCTGCCGCGCCAGTGTGTGCAGACATTTTCGCCAAGATGGCCCCGAGGTCTGCGGGCTCGAGCGGGTCGAGGGCACCCGATCGGTCTTTGGCGACACTGCGAGCGTCGCCAGAAGTCTGAAGATAGCGAATCGGTGTCTTGACCCCGTTGGCGTCGACCTCGTCGACGGAGACGAGGCGAAAGACCTCGTCGAATAAGTACGGGACCGCGTCGCCCAGCTTAGCACCGGGCATCGAAATCCCGTAGCTAATGCGGCCGGTGGCGTCGTCCTTGTTCTTGGCGAGCTTCGCGGAAAAGTACACACCGACAGTGTGAAGGTCGCGAAAGGCCCGGAAGGCAGCGGTCATGCGCTCGATGACGGCACCGTAGGCTTGACGTGGATCGGGCGCTTTCTTTTTTTCGGCGGCAAGAATGACCTCGGCGATCTCGCTCGCGCTGTCGACGGCGACCCAGTCGTACCCGTGCGACGACGACGAAAGGTGCTTGTGCACACCGATCAGATCCTCAACGGTGTTGATCTCGACGACGTCAAAGCGCGGGTCTCTTGCCGCAAACGACAGCGACAACAGACCGGCTTCCGCCGACACGATCAGCACACGGCCGGGCAGCGACGCGATCAGCGTCGTCTTCCCCATGCCGCTCTCTCCGTAGACGACAATTTTGGGCGACTCTGGCCGGATAGCTTGCGAAAGCTTCTTGATTTGCATTTTTCTCTCCTTGCATGGTCTTGTAGCAAGCGCTACAAAGCGCGTCAAGTAGGAAAGGAAAAAAAAATGAAGCTCAGGGACTACCAGCAAGAGGCGGTAGACGCGGTGTTTTCCTATTGGGATCGGGCACCGTCGACGCCAGAGAGGCCCGCCAGCCCGCTTATTGTGATGCCGACGGGAAGCGGCAAGAGCCCGACGCTAGGTGAGCTGACGCGGCGGCTGGTGCAGGACTACAGCGCGCGCGTGGTGATCGCTACGCACCGGGCCGAGCTCATCGTGCAGGACGCGCGCGCGGTGCGATCGGTGTGGCCACAGGCCCCGATCGGGGTCTACTCGGCGGGCCTTGGAGCGCGTGACGTCAGAGAGATCACGATCTGCGGTGTGCAGTCGATCGTGAGACGGCCTGAGATCCTCGGTGCTCGCGACGTGATGATCATTGACGAGGCGCACCTCATCTCGCCCGATGATGGTACGTCCTACCAGCGTGTGATCGGTCATCTGCGAGAGGTCAATCCCGATATGCGGTGCGTCGGATTCACCGCGACGCCCTACCGTCTCGGGCAGGGATACCTCACCGAGGGCGACGATGCTCTTTTCACGTCGATCGCCTACGACGTCGACGTCAAGCGCTTGATCAAAGATGGGTGGCTCTCACCTGTCGTCACCGGCTACGCGACTGCGCAGATCGACTTGTCCGAGGTCGGCGTGCGCATGGGTGAGTTTGCCGCGAAAGACCTTGAAATGGCCAGCGACGTCGACAGCATCAACGGAAAGGTCGCCGACGACGTCGAGAAGGCGCTTGCCGTTGGGCGAACGTCTGCGATGATTTTCGGAACGTCGGTGGCACACGCGAAGCGTCTGCGGAATGAGATCCATATGCGCGGGCTCTCTTGCGCCGTGATCACGGGCGAGACTCCGCGAGACGAGCGAGACGAGATCATCGGGCGCTTCAAGTCGCGATCGCTCCAGGTGCTGTCGTCGTGCGACGTGCTGACGACAGGATTTGACGCTCCCGTCGTCGATGTGCTCGCGATTGTGCGCCCGACGATGTCGCCGTCGCTGTATGTTCAGATGGTCGGGCGCGGGATGAGGATCACCGACGGAAAGAGCGACTGTTTGCTGCTTGATTACGGCGGCAACATTGCGAGGCATGGACCCATCGACGACATCAAAGTCAAACCCAAGGGAAAAGGCGACGGCAAGGCACCGACGAAAGTCTGTCCGCAATGTGCCGCGACGTGCGCGGCGTCGTCGAGCGTCTGTGATCACTGCGGCTATCAGTGGCCCGCACCTGAGCGCAAGGCGAACGACAAGGCGAGCAACCTTCCTGTTTTGTCTATCCCCAAGGTCGAGGAACCACCGACGCGGTATGACGTCGGCGCCGTCGAGTGGCACCTCCACCGCAAGATGGGCGACGACACCGCACCTCCGACGCTGAGGATCGACTACTACCCTGTCGACGACGGTTTCGGGATGATGCGCAAGATCGCGTCAGAGTGGCTCTGCTTCGACCATGACCCGGGCGGGTTTGCATGGCGCAAAGCGCAGCAATGGTGGGCCGACCATACGACGGCACGCGAGCCCGCAAGCGTCGACGATGCGATCGCGCTTCTCGATTCTGGCTATCTGCGACCCGTCGTCGCCATCGAGGCAAAGAAAGATGGCAAGTGGCTCCGCGTCGTCGGATGGACGCACGGCGAGGCGAGGCAGCCCGGCGACGATGACCCCGATGCTGCTGCGCCTCAGACGACGATGGACTTGACGCAAGACACAGAAATGGACGATCTGCCGTGGTGAGAGGGAGAGACATGAAGACGATGACGATGCTAGATGCCGCGCTTTGGTATGCCGAGCGCGGATACCCTGTATTCGCTTGCTCGCCGGGCACCAAAATCCCCTTCGCGGGGTCGTCTGGCTCGAAGGATGCGACGACGGACGCAGACACGATCCGGCGATGGTGGGAGAAGTCGCCAGCCGCCAACGTTGCGATCGCGACGGGCTCGAAGTCGGGGCTGTATGTGATCGACATCGACGCTCCATCGTCGGAGATGATGCCGAGACTTCCAGAGACACTCATTGCGAGAACACGCTCGGGCGGGTGGCACTATTTTTTCCGTATCCCCGAGGGTGTGCGCCTACCAAACACCGGCAAGGCGAACCCAAACGCGCTTGGAAAGTACATCGACACGAGAGGTGACGGTGGATATGTGTTGGTCTGGCCAAGCATCGTCGACGGCAAGGGCTACGAGTGGATTAACGACGTCGACCCCGCACCGCTGCCAGGGTGGATCGTCGACGCGCTCACACCTCGGCAGATGTCGATCATGGTGCCTCGGTCCGCGTATCAGCTCACGTCGTCGACGTGGGGCGAGCGTGCTTTGCGGCAAGAGTGCGATGCATTGTCGTCGACGGAGAAGGGCGGGCGGAACAACGCGCTCGCACGGTCGGCTTTCAAGATCGGGCAGATCTGTGCAGGCGGGCATCTGTCTTTTGGCGTCGCCCACGACGAGCTTGCGAGCGTGGCGCACGGGTGGGGCGAGGGCGTCGGCAAAAGTCTTCGCACGATCAAGCGGTGCATGGAGTCGGGCTCGAAGTCGCCGAGGTCACCCGCTGAGACGAGGCCCGAGATGTGGGTCGACCCTTTCGGCGGTGCAGATCTCATCGTCGACGATGACGCGCTCGAGGGCGAGATCGTTGAGGCTGAGATCCCGAGACCGGCGCAACGAACGGACAAGCAAAGCGACGACGACAGATGGCAACTCCTGAACGAGATCCGAGCGCTTGGGGGGCTTTGTGACTCGTTCTGCGGGTGGGTCATTCGAGGGGCGGACCATCCGCAACCGGGGCTCACGATCGGGGCTCTCCTGGCGCTTGGCGCTGCTGTAGCGGGCAGGCGGCTCGTCTATCGGCGGTCGACGTCGAGTCTGTACCTAGTCGCGCTCGGCGGGTCCGGCGAGGGCAAGGGCAGGCCGCAGTCCTGTCTCGGGCGCGTGATCGACCAGTGCTGGCCGCAGCTGCGAGGCCCCAACTCGTTCAGTTCTGGCCCTGCTTTCGTCGACGGCGTGAGAAAAGCCGTCAACGCTGGCGTCGCGACGTGTCTTGTGCTCGACGAATATGGGATGCAGCTACAGTCGATCATCGGGCCGCGCGCGGCAAGTCATCGACAGGACATCAAGCACAGTCTCACCGAGATCGCGACGAAAGGCACCGACAAGTGGAGCCCGGCGCTCTCGCTCGTCAAGGGCGGCGGCAAGATTGATCTCATTGCGCCAGTCGTCTCGGTCTTTGGGTCGACGACGCCGGAGAGCCTGCATAGCGTGCTGACGTCGACGGACGTGGCCGACGGCTTCGTCGGCAGGCATCTGTGGATGCGGACACAGCACACGCTCCCCGAGTGGCAGCCCATCGAGGGACGCGGCGACGATTCGATACCGCTCGACGTCCAGACTGCGATCGGGGCCATGCGTCAAAGGCATGACGCATGGCACCTCGGTCTCGTCGTCGTCAACGAGGGCGCCGTCGACGTGCTGAGAGAGTATGCACCCGAGACGATGGGCGAGGATGACGACGCAAGGGATACGCTGAATCGGTGCAAGGCAGACACAGATCGCGATCGGCGTGAGGGCAAGGGCACGGTGCCCCCGGCGGTGCTGGCCCGTGTGCCAGAGTTTGCCGCTCGCGTCGCTCTCGTGCTCGCGGCGCTCTCTCAGCCCGAGGCCAATGTGCCGACTGTGACGGGCGACGCTGCGCGTTTAGCGGTCCGGGTGGCCCATGAGTCGGCTCGCGTCTTTGCGGCGTCGCTGGCGGCGAATAGGCGCGCGGCGTGGGATGATCACGCTGGCCAGATCGACACCGTGATCGGCGTGATCACGGCGGCGGGCGGGCAGATCGCTCGCGGCGAGCTCCTACGGGCCTGTCGCTCGATGTCGGCGAGGCAGGTCGCAGACGTCGTGGATCGGCTGGTGGACGAGGGGACGGCGATCGTGCTAAAGGAGGGGACAGGTGGACGGCCTCGCCAGATCGTGAGGCTCGGGAAGACACCTGCGGCAAACTGACGCGCTTTCTTCCTTCCTTCCGATGACAAAAAAAGCCCCGGCCATGCCGGGGCTTTTGCGTGCTCGGGAAGAAAGGATCTAAGTTCATCCGTCCCCCTGTAATGTAAGAGAAAACCATAAGAAAACCATTTTTTGGTTTTCTATAAGAAGTAAGAAGTCTGACACATTGCGTCATCAATGCGGCCATGCTTGCCCTGGCGACCGGCCCCCGCTACGCTGGCCGAGACCGACTCTCTCCCTCCAGGTCACGGCCGCCGAGCGATCGGCGGTCGTTTTTTTTGCGGCGCAGCAAAAAGGCCCACATTGGCGTCTGCCAGAGTGGGCCGGGGGGTTAGGTGGGGTCGGGTGGAGATCGTGGCCTAGCGGGCGCTAGGGCTCGCGCTCGGCTTCTCGGTAGGCGTCGCATGCGCGGCAGATGTCTTCCCAAGCGGCGAGGGTCTCGCACCGACAGTCGGGGCAGACCCTGGGGGCCTCGTCACCGGGGTCGGGCAGATCACGATCGGGGTCGGCGGGGCGTGTCATCGGTCGTCCTTGGCCTGGTCGTACTCGTCATCGACGCGGGCGCGCTCGGCACAGTAGCGGCATCGGCCGCGGTGGTGGATCTCGACGTGGCAGTCCTCGCACCAATTTTCCTCGGCTTCTTCGTCGACGAGGTAGCCAAGCTCGGCGTCGGTGAGGGGCGGATCGAAGTCGCGGTCGGTCATGGTGCACCGATCCCGAGCTCGGGGTGGGCCAGCATCCACGCCCACACGGGCAGACCCTCGCGGCGGGCCTGGAGGACGATGGCGCGTTGTGTCGTTTTGCACAGTCTCATTTGTGTCTCCTCTGACGCCACGAGCCGGGCTAGCCCCGGCTGGCGTGGTGGTGGTGTGGTGGGCTCAGGCGGCGTAGATGACGTCGAGCGTAGACCCGTCACGGTCGATGATGGCGACGTCGTGGCCCTTGGCGGTCGCGATATCGGCGGCAAGAGCGCGGACGGCGGTCATCACCGCATGGATGGCGCGGCCATCATCGTCGACCCAGGAGTGGCGCAGCGTGACGCGGCGACCGTCGCGGCTGGTGCGGGCGACGTCGGAGCCGTCGAGGCGGAGACCGGTGATGGCGCAGTTGCGGATGATGGTCTTGGTCATTGTCTCTCCCGTTCCGGTCCGCTTGATTGCGGCGCCGTGAGTTCATTCTACACAGCTTTGAAAACTTGTCAAGCACTGTGCTTGTGGGGGCAGATCTCCGCGTTGCAAAGCCGGATCTGGGGTGATCTGTGATCTGTCCGGGTGATCTGTCGGGTGCGATCGGGTGGTCTGGCGTGGTACTGTGCACCGGCAAGCCCGCCGGGCCTCTGTCGCGAGACACGCTCACTCTGGCGGGTGTACTGCCGCGCCTACAACGCTGACTTGAGGATTGCTAAGTGGGATGGCGAGTGCTTCCGCTACCGCGACGGGACGCCGGTCAAGTTCCTCAACTGACGACAAGCCCCCTCGCGGGGGGGCTTTTGCTTTTGGCACGGTCGTGGCATAGTCGTCGCGTATGACCAATTACCCCCGCAAGCCCAACAGCGGCAAGCAGGCGGGGCGCAAGAACCTGCCCGGCTGGTTGCGCCACGCCGTCGACGACATCCTTCGTGCCGAATATGCGATCGGCATGGGTGATCCGTCGCTGGCCGTGCCTCGCGGTGCTGACGTGCCAGACAGCGTGATCAACCTCGTCGCCGATGCGGCGCCAGAGCTGCGCCACGCGTGCCGAAAGAACCTTCTCGGTCATGCCCTGGCGCCTCACGCTAAATGGGAGGCGGAAGATCTGGACGATACCGTCGTCACCGTCGCCGACCTCGAGCGCCAGCTGCGCGAGCTCGCCGAGAGCGGCGACCGCGGCGCGATCTTGGCGCTCCTCGCCGCCCTCGATCCCGCACGCTACGGCCCACCCGGTAAGACGGTGCCGCCGCCCGACAGCTCCGTCGATACCGTCGACTTTGCGCCAGCGATCCTGAAGTGAAGCGGGGCCTCGCGACGTTTGGTCGGAAGCACCTCGAGGTGCTTGCCGATCGTGCCCCTGGGATCCGTGTCGTCTCGGGCGGGTACGGCTCGGGGAAAACGAGCGTCGGCGTCGCGTGGGCGATCGACCTCGGTCTGCGCGCTGGACACCTCGGGCCCATCCTCGCGACGGAGCCGAGCTACCGTAGCGTCGTCGACGTCATGGAAGCGGCGGTTGTTCGCTACTGCGATCTGTGGGGGCTCCCCTATCGACGTTGGGTATCCGATCATATTTTCGAGGTCGGCAAGACGAAGAAATTCGAGCTTTGGTGCCGCAGCCTCGACAAGCCCCGCGCCGTCGAGGGCATCAACGCCATCGGTCTGTGGGCAGACGAGTGGGAGCTGTGCGATCCCGAGTCACTGATCCCTGCCATGCAGCGCGTCCGCGTCGGTGACGCTCTCGAGATCCTCCTCACCGGAACACCCGAGGGCTACGGGCCAGCATGGGAGGCGGTGCTTGCGAACCCCTCGCCGACGACGAGACAGTACATAATCAGGACACAGGACAACCCGTTTCTGCCCGCGTCCTACGTCGACGAATCGGCAAGCCGGCTCGGTACCGACGAGGCCATCAAGGAGAAACTCGAAGGAATCCGCACAGCACGCGGCGGCCGCGTCTACTCCCGATTCGATCGCCGCATCAACGCCGCTCCTGTCGTCAAGAGCGGGCGCCTCGTCGTCGGTTGCGATTTCAACGTGAGGAATATGCAGTGGGTCATCGCCGAAGTCGACGACGTCAACCGCCGCATCCACGTCGTCGGCGAGGTAATCAAACAGGGAGGCACGACGACAGACGAGCATGCCGAGCGCACGGCGCAAATGATCATGCGTCGACTCGGTCGCTCGCGAGAGGATGTGCACGCGATGCGAATCCGTGCATACCCTGACGCGAGCGGACAAAGTCTCCACACGACGTCGACGCTGTCAGACGTGCACCTGCTTTTGCAGGCCGGGTTTCGCCCGGACCCACCGACGAGAAACCCGCCGATCATGGAGCGCGTCAACACCCTCAACGTGCTCTTCAGGGATCGTCGTCTCTCCGTCGACGTCGACGCATGCCCGACGCTCGCGAGGGCACTCGAAACGCAAGCCCTCGATGCCAACGGCGAGCCTGAAAAGAAGACCGGCGCTCTCGACGTCTCGCACATTCTCGATGCGCTTGGGTACGTGTGCCATCGGCTATTCCCTGTGCATCGACGGGCACAGACTGCGTCGACGTATGCGCCGGTCGTAGACGAGTGGGGGCCGGTGGCGTAGGCTATCTCCATGCTCAATGTCAACTCCGCATCTGACGCAATCGTCTCCCAGATCCGAGACCAGGCGGGGGCCTGGACGCCGGACCAGCTCACGGCGTTGCTCGATGCTGGACGTCGACAGCGAGCGGCGGACTACGATCGGATCGTCAAAGGAATCGCGGTACGCTACAGCGGTGACCAGATCGGCGTCGTCAGAGACGCTTTGAAGGCGGCCTACCCGAAGACGCATCAATCTCTGCGCCCTGACCCGGTCAACTGGCTACGGTTTTTCGCGAGACAGGACTCGGGCGTCTACAGCGACCCCGCGCAACGATACCTGGAGGACGAATCGGGCGAGCCGCTCGACGTCGACGACGTGCGAGCCGTCGAGTTTGCCGAGGCAATTCGAACGATGGGCCTCGACGTGCTCATGCCTGAGGCTGAGCGCCGATGCGCGGCCGGGGCTCGAGCCGTCGCCGTCGTCTGCGGGTGGCAGCGCGTCGGCTCTGACGACGAGGGCCATGCGGTGGCACATCTCTACTGGGGCCACGACGTCGTCACGATCGTGCACCCGTCGGCGCCTGACAGTCCTGACGCGGTGTTGTTCGTCGCCTTGCGGCAAGCCTCGCCGTCGGGCAGCACGTCGCCGCTTTGGTGGTGTTGGTCGAGGCCCGTCGTCGAGGATGAGCTCGGCGCGATCGTGTCGTTTGGGCCATGGTCACATCGACGTGTGAGTGAGGACGGCAAAGTCGCGACGGCGTCGGAGGCCTACGAAGGGCGCTTGCCGGTAGCGTTCTTGCGAACTGATACGGCTTCCAGCGGACTTTGGCCTGACCCGGATAGGGATGTGTCAGTCAACGTTGACGCGCTCAACGTGGCGCGCTCCAATCGCCAGCACGTGATCGATATGCAGGCCCACGCGACGTGGGTCTACAGCGGCACGATTCGCGAGACGTCGGAACTCGTCGGAGGTCCTGGCGTCGTGCTCCAGATCGGCTCCGGCGAGACACTCCAGGCGCAGACTGCGGGCGCGGACCATGCCGCAATCGAGGCCAGCGCAACGCGAGACCTGCAAGAGCTGGGCGTCAGCCGTGGCAACAGCCCCGACGCCTATGCCGTCGAGCCCGGTCAAGCACAATCGGGTGTGTCTCGCATGATCGCCAATGCGCCGCACGATCAACGCATCGCTGAGATGCGGCCGGTGTTCGTCGACTTCGAGGAACGCCAACTGTTGCCGATCGTCGTCGACGTGCTGCAGCTCTTCGACCCTGACGCCCCCGCCGACTTCGGCGACGTCGACCCAAGGTGCAAGCTGTCCAAAGGCAAGGCATACGAGGCGGACACCGAGAAGACCGATCGTGTCTTGGCGCTCAAGGCGGCAGGGATCATCGACGACGCCGACGCACGCGTGATGCTCGGTCTCTCGGCCGACCGTGCAGAAGCCGAGGCCTACCTAGGTCAGACGCGCACCACGATTGCGAGCTTGCCCGGCGCGCTGGCAGGGTCGCCGTTCACGTCGCCACGGGAGACGACTGAGCAATGAGCGGTGCCGCCGCCGCCGGGGTCGTTGCCGATGCTGCAGTGGAAGACCTGCGGCGATTGGAGGCTGCTCTTGAACGCGATCTTCTGCGTATCCTCTTGTCGCTCGACACGCTCCCCGGCGAGGATTCGCTCGTCCGTCGGCAAGCACAGACTTCAGCCGCTGTATTGGCGCAAGTACGGAGCCGTCTCGAGCAAGAGGGCGAGCGGCTCACTGGCGTCGTCGGGCAACGCGCGATCGAGGCTGTCTCTGCTGTGCTCGGCGCGCCGCCTGAGACGCTACCGCTCGACGCGCGCAAAGAGCTTGACCAGATCGTAAACGGTCAGACCGGCGACGTCGTCAAGACGTTCAAGGCGGCAATCCCAGAGATGAGAGAAGCGGTGGCGCGCGGCATCGCAAGCGGCGGGAGCCTCGCCGACGTCGTCGAGGCAGTACGCCAGCGGCTTGCGACGACGTACCTTCGGGCAAGCGCGGCGGTCGATTCTGCCATCATGGCCGTCGGTCGACGCGCCGTTGTCAGCGCCGCTCGTGAGGTCGAGGCGGAGCTTGACCTCATCTACGTCTACGTCGGCCCCCGCGACGACAAGAACCGCGATTTCTGCAAGGCCTGGGTCGGCAAGGCCGTCACCGATCCCGCGCGCCTTGACAACGGACAAGGCCTTCCCGTCGAGGATTACTGCGGCGGCTACAACTGCCGACATAGCTGGGCACCGACGACGGTGGAGACGGCGGTTCGAGAGGGGATAGATATTTATCGCCCCGACGGGTCGAAGCTGATCATCGACGTCGAGACGATGGCCATCATGAGGTGACGCATGGGCATCACGACCAAGCGCAGCGGGACACCCGTGAAGTTTGACGCCGCGAAAGCGGCAAAGGTGATCAGCGCGTTCGTTCCTGGCGCGATTCTGCTGCGCACAGCTCAAGGCAAGTCGACGACGGGGGCTGCCTTCGCTGCCTACAGTAACAGCTACCGTAAGACGCTGCGGGCGATGGGCGAGGATCAGAAAGTCGACCTTCGCTTGACGGGTGGCATGATGGACAGCATCGACGTTACCAAAACCGTCATTGCCGCCGATTTCGTCGAGGTCACGATCGCACCCGACAACGGCACATCGCCGGAAGTGAGGGCACCGTCTCAGACGCGAGCGATGCGAAAAGCGGGGCTCGTCGAGGGACGTTTCGGCGAAACCAAGATCTACAAGACCCTTCGTCGTGGCGAGGCCAAAAAACTCGCTAAAGACCTCGAATACGAGACTGGCGCACGCATGATCAAGACCGGCGAGCGCGGCCCGCCGCATAACGTCTTGGGCTATTGGATTCATCACGGCATCGGGATGCCGGCAAGGCCCTTCATGGGCCTCACCAAAGAGCAAGAGGCTGAGCTTTACCGGCTGTTGGCCAAGGCCAAAATCTTCGGGTGACGGGTCTGCACCCACTGGCGTTCCGCTGTCAACTGCATTAGAGTGCAGCCCATGCAGCGCGTCCTAGTCGGGTCAACCGAGTCGATCTTGAGCTATCCTCGGCTCTCCGACGACGTCGGCATCTCGACTGGCGTGCCCTCCGTCGCCACGGCGCGGCGCATCTCGTCGCAGTACCCTGACGCCGACGGTGTCTACGTCGCGGCGACGATTGATTCTCTGTCGACGACGACGCAGGGAGCCTGCAGCGAGGGCGACGACAGGATCCCGCTCGCAGCGTCGGTCGCCATCGTGGCTGGGCGACGGTATCTCGTCACCGACTCGGCCAGCGCTCGGCCGGTGGTGGTTGTCGCGAGCCGTGGCGGCACCCTGGCTACGCTGTGGCTTGCCGAGCCCCTGCCCTGCGACCTCGGCAACGCATCGACTGTGCGCGGTTTTGCGGTGTCTGTGGCGCTCGACGCCATACAGACCTCGGAGCCCGGCGCTGGCTATGTGCTTTTCAGGGCCACCGTCGACGGCGTAGTGCGCGAATGGGACGAGCCCTTTCGGGTCGTTCGTCGCATCACGTCGGTAGCGTTGACGCCGACGGAACTGACGCAGAGCTACCCGGTCGTGCGGCAGGTGGCGTCGTCGTCTGACTTGACGCTCGAGGAAGCCATCCAAGCATCGTGGCGGATGGTGGTCGTGCCGGCGCTCGCAGCGCGAGGCATCCTCGACGAGGACGTCCTCACCGACGACGTGCTTGTGCCGCTCCATGCGTGCGCCACGGTGCTCCACCTGGTCCGTCAATGGCCAGCGGCGCCGAGTGAGTTTGTCTCCCGCATGGAATCCGCTTACGAACAAATCAAGCAGACGACGTGGGACCGAATCGACCTCATCACCCGGTCGCAGGATGAGGAGACTCCCGACGTGCCGACGCCTGGTAGCCAGGCCAATCGCTACATGAGGTTGACGCGGTGACCTGGCGCGATGCTCGCCGCGCCCTTGTGGCGATTCCGGCGAGTGTCACTCCGTCGGTGGTTGGTCGTGGGTTGCCGGCAAAATTCTCTCACGACGTCGCTGGCCACGACGAGACAGTCGGCTCACAATCTCGACGGTGGTGGGCTCGCGTGCTGTCAGGTGCAGGCGAGGGGCCTTACCAGGTGCAGCAAACGCGGCACCGACTGACCTGGGAGGTCGTCGTCGAATACGTCGACAACATCGGCGACACGGCGTCCATCGACGAGGCCATCCCCACCGATGCGGCACAGCTCTCGGCGGCATTTGCCAGCGGCTCGAACTGGGATAGACCGAATAGCGGCATCGTCGCGGTGACGCCGTCAGGCGACAACGTGGCGCCGTACACGGTGGAGCAAGTGAGCGGCGCTCGTCGCCTGCGGATGAATCTTGAAGTGAGGTACACGACATGACTGACGTCTCAAGACTCTCGACGCTGCGATATGCGCTGCACACGAACAACACGACGTTCACGGGCACGCCTGGCACGTTGTTCCCGCTTCGTATCACCGACGACGGCGCATCGTTCTTGCCGCGCAATCGCACGCCGATTCCGCGCCCGCTGCGCTCGCTCTCGGGGCGCCGCTACTCGCATATCCGCGGCGTCCAAGACCTCGCCGACATCACCGTGGCGACGGAGATGCGCGGCGTGAACAGCAACACCGGCGCGGCTGTCACCGACTGGGAAGCGAAGATGGAGCAGGGCTACTTGCTCGCCTCGCTCTTCGGCGCGGTGGCTCCAGCGACGACGGGCGTTGCGCCGACGATTGCGGCATCGGGTCACACGCCAGCATCGGGCATCCTCGCCGTCGTCGGCACCACGACGGCCAATGGACAGGTCATCGCGTTTTCGTCGTCGGCCGGCCTGCAGGTCGGCCGCATCGCGAGCGGTGGCGGCACGACGACGCTGACGCTCGACCATCCCTACAGCGGCACGCCGACGACGTCGGCAACCGTGTTTCGAATGGGCGTCTACAGCGTCAACGACAGCGCAACGCAACATGTGCACGCATTCTTTGCCGCTGAGGGCGAGGATTGGCGACGCGACTATTTCGGCTGCATGCCTATGAGCATGAGCCTCGCGGTGCCAAACGCTGGTCTCATGACGATGTCGTCTGTCTTCTCGCCGACGTCGTTCTCCGACGTCACTGAGGCCAATCCGGCGCACGCTGAGCCGACGTCGGGAAACCCCATCGTCGTCGACGCGTGCCGCGTGTGGTTCGCTGGCAATGACGTCATCGCTCGCGACATCACGATCAATTATTCCGCGGCGACAACGCCTCGTGTTGCGTCGACGCGGACGAATGGTCGCGTCGGTGGCGTGTCGTCGACCGGCGACGGTAAGACATTCACGGTGGAGTTCAGCGTCTATCTCGGTGACGCGACGTTGCCCGGCGAGCTGCAGGACAGCGCGGGCACGCCGACGCTCAATGACCTTCTCGGCGATGGCGCAATCCTCAGCGGCCAACCGTCGGCGACGCGCAAAGTGTCGCTCCAGGTCGGCAGCGAAGTCGGCGCGGTCGTCTATGCCTACCTGCCAGAGGCCGATTGCGTGGTCACCACGCAGCACGCCGACGGGCTCACCGTTGCTCGCGTCGTCGCCACCGGCACCGGCGCTCTTCCTGCTATCCTCGCTGTGGGGTAATCAATCATGGCTGTCCGCATCGCAAACACCGTCAGAAATTCTCGCATTGACGATATTCGCGCCGCCGTCGACGCTGGCGCGGGCGCTGGTCTTCTCCGTATCTACAGCGGCACCAAGCCCGCCAAGGGAGCGACGCCAGCGGGTACCTTGCTCGCTGAGCTCACATGCGCCGATCCTTGCGGCTCGTCGACGGGTGGCGTGCTGACGTTCACCGTGCCGTTCTCCGACACGAGCGCAAACGCCACGGGCACCGCCGCGTTTTTCTATCTCGTCGACTCGACGGGCGCGTTCGTCTGCGACGGCGACTGCGGCACGAGCGGGTCTGACCTCAACTTGACGACGCTGTCGATCGTCGCTGGTCAACCCGTGCAGGTGACGAGCTTGACCATCACCGATGGCAACAACTGAGGTGAGCGATGCCTGACAACGTCGGATACACACCGGGATCGGGCGCTACCATTGCTGCCGACGACGTCGGCGGCGCGCTCTTGCAACGAGTCAAGATCGTGCAGGGCATCGACGGCGTCAACGATGGCGACGTTGCGTCCAGCAATCCGCTGCCGGTGCAAGAGGCATCGGGCGCGATGTCGCTCCTTCGACGCATCCTCGAGCGGCTCATGTCTCCCGTCGGATTCGACATGTCGCTCGACCGCTCGCGCGTTACGGCGGTGCTCGAGAGCGGCACGGTGACGACGGTGTCGACGGTGACGACAGTGACGACAGTGACCGGCTTGACCAACATCGACGGACGAAACGGCGCAATGCTGATCGACCAGACCAACCTGTCGGCGTGGGCAAACATCCACCGCGCTCGAATCACCTGAGAGGACGCCATGGCCAACACGTTCAAAAAAGTCATCGATCGCATGATGTGGGCGCAGGTCCATCCGTCGACAAACGCGCACGCTGCTGGATCGTCGATGGCGTCGGACATGCGAAACGACGCGAGCCGAAATCCGTTCGTCTACAATCTCATTTCGACGTCTGCCGCAAATCGATTCAATATCGTCACTAAAGGATGGCAGTTTGCGTTCACTCCAGGCGTGGCAGCTGTCGCCGCTTCGTCGACGTCATGCTTTGTCCCGTCGTTCGGCGCAGTCGGCACGATCGCAGCAGGCGCCACGACGACGAGTGTTGTCCTCTCGACGGCACTGGCGACGGCACCTGGTCTCAACATGCTGGCCAATCGAGGCGGGTCAGGAGAACTCGGATTCAGGATCCGAATCATCGACACGACAGCGGGCAAAACCGAGGAACGTTGGATCGTGGCCAATACGGCTTCGACGACGCCGACGATTCACGTTGACGCGGCCTTTACGTTCACGCCTGCAACTGGTGCGCGCTACGAAATCCTCGGCGGGCGGTTCATCATGCTGTCGTCTGGCGCCATCGCAGCGGCCTCGTGGCGTTCGTTTGAGGTTTCCACAAATTCATTTGCCAACCTTGGCACGACCAACCTTCCGACAATTGCCACCGAATCGTCTCTGCTTGTGATGGACGAAGCATACGTCCCCTACGACCACAAACCCGGCGAAGGCATGGTCAAGGGCGCCACGGTCTACGACGCCTCGCCAGCGGGCCAAGGGCTCGTCGCGTTGCTCGCGACGGCATCGGCAGCGGCGACGATCACAGGCCAAGCAACTGGCGGTGACGCCGTCGTCGTGGCCAACGAGTATCGCAATTTTCAGGTCCGAATCGTGGCCGACCCGACGACGCCGGCCAGTGTTGGCCAACGCCGCGTCATCGCCAGCCACACGGCTGGGCCATCGGCAGTCTACACGCTCGGCACCGCATGGACGACGCAGCCATCGTCGTCGGCGCGTTTCGTCATCGAG